AACAATTCTGAAAACATCCCTGTGGAACCATTCAATCCAAGCCGTCGGGACTCTTCGTTCGTCAATGGAACAAATCCATAATTTTCCATTAAACGAACAACATAATTGTAGTTAACCAAATATTCTCGGAAGACCTTATTAATGGTCTCTTGGTATACATCTATTGCATATCCGACACAACTGGAATCATCTTGGAACTCATCTCTATCATATTGTTTGGTTATTTCCCAAATCTTCTTATCATCTTCAATGATGGTGATTGTCTCCCCTTCTTTCTTATCACGCAAACTATCAAATACACGCTGCCCATCATATTGAGTAGATATGAAATAACCACCAACTTTCGTGCATTCACTTATATTACGCATCAAGTTTTGAACCGTTTGCTGGTCACGGAACATATAGTGAATACTGAATTGAATAGAAGTCAAATCAAAACCTTTCTCTCCTTTTCCAAACTGTTTATAAACTCCCTTACCAAGCACCTTGGCATCTTTTGGTCCAACTCCAAACACAGCTCTCACAATCTGTTTGGCTTTATCTGTATACAAAGCGTCCGTATTTCGGATATTTAAGGTGCTATCGCCGTGAACGAATAGAGCATCAGGCATAGATTTAAACTTGCGACGATAATTCAAATATCTAGCACAAGCGCCATCCAAACGATTCTCAATATTGTCTTTTGAGTAGTCAATGCCCAATACAAAACTAGCTCGTGCCGCAATCCACTTTGGAATATCACCACCTTTTCCAACAGCCATATCAATAATAGTTCCACCGCGTTTAGCAGTTCTTGTAATAAGAAGCTTCTTCACATATAAATTATGGAAATCACGCAAAGCCCGTGTCATACTATCATTTGTTACACGATTATAATACACATCGTCGTCACTCAACTCATCCGGAATATTGTTACCAGTTGAAATCATTTCTTCAGTAATAGGATTATGAATGCTATGCCAATTACTATTAGCAACGTGATATGCGTTTCCGTAATTTCTCCCACCAGCTAAATAATCTGCTGTTTTGTCGTAACGAACCTTGATCGGAACCCATCTCCATCCAGGTTTTCTGTTCACGTCATATCGGAATTCTACGATAGTGTTATCTCCAAACGGTTCGCCATCTTCCGTCATCAAAGATTTGTTATCCATTGACCCTTCAAGCATTAATTTACATACACCTGCTTCTGGGTCATAAGGATTAGTTGGGAAGAATTGCATAGGTCTATATCCGTCTTCTTCATCTTTGTTGTCGACATCAGCATATTTCTCTTCTATGATATCCTGACAAGGATTAATGAATCCATGCTTTCGTTCATCAAATCCTACTCTCAAAATAGCAGTCTTATACTGTGAAATCTGGGTGTTTCGCATTGTATCTACTCCCTCTTGAAAGATATTGCCTATGAATTCTTGACCGGTATCCGTCTTCTTCGTTGTTACCAAGAAATCAATAGTGTTGAACTCAATAGGCTTCCACTTGAATGAATAGTCCCAAGTGGTCTTTACATTCTTAGGTGTGTCCTTATCGTTATTCATACCAACACCAAGGTTACTTGGGGTGAAAATCAAACCATCAGTATTATATTCATAGAGACCCTCTCTGACATTTCTCAAAATCAATGCACAACCTTGGAAGATTGAAATAGCATCACTGGAAACCTGGAATGTTTTATTTGTAACCCTCATCGGGGGAATACCACCCTTTAAACTCGTAATTTTAACAGAACGCACTACGTTTACCAAAATAGGAAGTCTATGTGTCATTTTGTCAATCTCTGTTTCCATCGTTCCCTCTGGTGTAACAAACTTGAACTTACGAACATCTTTCCCTTTCACAAAGTAAACATCAAACGCGGCATATAGATTGATAAATCTACCAGATTTGCCATTCACAATATGCTCTCCATCCAATAGGGTATTTCTGAAGGTTGAATCTTTTTCCACACAACCTGTGAACTGAACGTTCATATTCGTATCTATCAAATAAATACGTCCATTTCCAGCTATATAGAGTAGTTTGCGTTCACCATCAGCTTTATCGGTTACAGTATAATTATTACGTATGTTTGGTATGTTCGCATCATCATTAATAGGAGCTATGTTTTTAACACTTAATGTGTATGACGATGGACCAATAAAGTGCTTTGGATAAATCCGAGTTTCACGGTCGTCTTTATCATCTTTATTAGCTTTTTCCCCAATTTTACCTTGAACTAATGCTACATATGCCTGTGCAATGTCTTTCTGTTCAGTATAAGAGACTGGAAAGTTTGTTTCTTGAAGGCCGGATAAAATCATAAGAACCATTGAACGAATATCACGCTCTAACTGCTGTGCAGTACTTTTCCCATTCATCTGAGTCATTTTCTTGTATTCGTCCAATGCTGCTTTATTGATTTCAAACTCTATTTCATACTTTGGTAATGCATCAATTACTCCACTTGATTCAAATGTATATTCTGGAACCAAGAATCTGCCTCTTCTACGACTTTCACGCACAACACTAACATCTACCTCGAATAAAGGCATGCTATATATGCGTTTTACTAATGTACTTCTAGTAATCAACCGATATACTTTCTTAGAGTCGTTCCAATCACGAAGTGTATTCTGAACAATATTACCATTTATAGATGCCGTAATTTCTTCTTGTAGTGAAGCCCGAAAATTCCACTCATCATAGTTAATCGGCTTTGATACGTCATCACCCTGAACCAATGGTTTTTTAGTCACAAACTTCACCTTACCACCGTCCAATAAACCGCGCAGGTCATTTGTAGAGCAATAGTTTTGGACGTTCTCAATACCGCTTATTTCAACACGCATATTTGATATCTTACTAAGTCCGGTTTTCTTATCGATATATTCCGGCGACATCCTCAATAATGACGCATCTTTTGTTCTGAACTCATATCCATTACCAATAAGCTTTCTAACAACGTTCTCATAGTCAACTTTTGTAATGTTCTTTATGCCTTTCGTTCCAAAACGGATTTCAAACTCTAACTCTTTGTTTTCATTAGTATATTGGACATTATTTAGATACTTGCGGACATACTCAATGAGTTCCTGACGGGTTTCCGCTTGTTGCTCCATATTCTTAGGTATAATATCTCCATACATTATTTTATGTTCTTTATTCAATTTTCTACAAAACGGGACTGAATTATCGCGTATAGATCCTTTTTGATAAGATGTTTTCCATCACTATTAACCGTTTCAATATCTAGTTTCTCTGCCAATTCTCTCAATTCGCTAATCTTATACGCGCTAATTGACTTTATAGGCTTTGATGGTTCAATAACCTCATAATGTGTATTCTCAATCGTTTTCAAATAATCTGTCTGGAGTTGTGTATTGACTAGATGTTCACCATTTCGGTCCTTTACAATAATGGACCAAGAATCACTCTTATCACTCTTTGGGTTACCTTGTATTCTAGTATAGAACTTATCCCATACATAAATAACATTCGTCTCATAAAGATGCGATAGTGCTACCAAATCTGTCAATTTCATAGATTTACCCGATTGATCACCAAGTGAGCTCAATATATTACTTTTCACAAGCTTCAATGTTTTCCAAGGGATATTATCACTTCTAGATAGCAATTCAACTGACTCACATTTAAATTGTGATTGAACTGCAAAACGGTCATTTGGAAGTGGTAACGTATCCGGTGTTTGCCCTTTTACAATCATATAAAAGCACCAAAACATCTTATCCTTCTCGCTAACCTCATAATATTCCGGTTGATTGTTTGGGTTTTCTAATTCTTCTGATTCTTCTGATTCTTTACAAGTTTCATTAGGTTTATTTTCTGTATATACTATTCTTTCTTTGACAACCGGTTTGCTTTCTTGATTTTGACAATATCTTGATTCATGTTCATGTTGGTATTTATTATCATTCTCTAACGCACCAGTGTAATGAGATAAAAATTTACTATTAAGCTCATATTTAGAAAAGGATGCTATCAACTGTTTGACATCACTTACTGCTGGTCGGTTATTTCCCAATAAATTGTTCAAACTAGAATTTCTCATTTGTAACGCTGAACAATAACGCAAAATAGTATCTAATGTTATGACGATGAAATGGTTACGTATAAAAGTATAATTAGACACGTGACCCCTTTATTACTGTTTATATACTCTTGTTCGTTTGGTAACAGCTTACCACATAACTAAAAGCTATGTAGCTATCTAGCTATTTAGCTATCTAGATACTCGCATTTCCAGCAAAAATATCATTCTCACAAGCATACGCTGTTTGCATATTCATATGTGTGTCATCAATGGTATTCACATATTCATCAGTCTCTGAAAACTTATTGTTGCTTTCAGACAACATCCGTCTAACATTTTCTTGTTCTTGCTCCAGATCTTCAAGGTACCTGTTATCATTATTCAACTTGTAATACTCTTGCTTTAAATTATTCCATATCCAGTCTGGACAAGTTGTAAGATTTAAAAATATTCCATTTTGGTTTTGAGTTATTTGACTACTAAATTCATTTAAATTATCTGACCATTTATCAGTTGATACACGCAAAACCGAACGTAATAGTGTGATTTGCCTATTCTTATCGAGTGATTGTATCAATGCCTTCACAGTCTCCATCTCTTCAACCTGCTTTGATTGGCTCAGTTTCTCCTTATCACTATTTTCTTCATTTTGTGTTATGTTATTATCCTTCTCAGCGTTACTCACATTCGTAAAACCTGGTTCCTCTACCTTCTTTGTGCGTGTTCTCGCGCGACGGACCTTTGGAACATCACTATCTGTTGCATTACAAGGGTTGGCAGCCTTTCTTCCGGGCATTAGAAATATTAATGTTTATAATTATGATAACTTTAACTCGTTTCATTATTGTTTAATGACAAGTCTTGGTTTGCGTTTTGGACGAGTTACCTTTTCAGTTTGTATAACTGCTTCTTTGGGTTTTTTAACCAATTGGGCAATCACAGAAACATATGGGTCGTTCAATTTATACCGGCTACCAATTACACGAACTTGTATTGAATCGCCACTCTGAATTGTATTGAAATACTCGTCATTGAAATGATGGTCCCGAGATACAAATATTACAAGTGGACTTTCGACGCCATCTTGTGAGTCTTCAACTTCTGCGCGAATACCAGCCTTTGTAACATTCTTTGCGACACAATCAATCAGGGCACCCTCTACAGGATTACATATAAGACACTCAAAAGCTATATCAAACAATACGTGATCAGCTTTTAGAATACCGCTACTGTATGTAACGATTTTTGAAGAATTTGGTTTGATATAGCCTTCTGGACCACATTTTCCACCAAATGTTCTGTTAATTACATTCTCCAGAAGCGAACGCAAATTCCCACCAATATGCACTACAGCAAGTGGTATTCGCCTGGTGAGCATACCCTTATAATAAATTCCTACTTTACGCTGGGTTTGTTCTCTCTGAGGTTGTAAAGGTTTCTCAATGACTGTTTCTTTCTCTTGCTGTTGTTGGCTTTCCATTTGAATTGGATTCTCAATTGTGGACATATCTATAATATGTATACAATTCTTATTTCTTTTGTAGATTCAATTTTCCTATTCTAAACACAACTCATTAGAGAACTCAAACTCATCATCTTGATATATCACCTATCACATATCACATACCAATCATATGACATATCAATCATATGACATATCACAGTATGATACTAAACGTATATTTTCTCTATCTCAATAAGTGCGGCTTGTCCTGGCGAGAAAAACCAACGTTTTCCATTTTTTCGCTCCATATCAAATATTCTCAGTGTAAATTCTTGCATTACACATATCTCTTTCTGTAATATGTGACTTGTATTCTCTGTTGTATATTCTTCTTCACCAAGAATCATGTTCATTGTTCTAATGGCATCAGCTTTACCGGCTTGATCGCACCGAGCCCCTTTGTGTCTCTTCTTATCCAATTGTTTAACTTTAAATACAACAAAATCATCCTTAAACATTGTCATAAATCCAACAATTAGGTTTATTTTATTGTCTGGTGTAACAAGTGATTGGATTTGCGACGCTAAGTCTCGCTTGTCTTCAAACTGGGCTTCTCCCCAAACACCATTATCCGAAACAATTACAATACGATTGCCCTTCTTTTGCCAAATTATTCCCTTTATTCCGTCATTCTCAATCATCATTGATTCCACATAGTCTTTAACTAGTTCTTCAAAGGGTGTTAATTGTCTATCGCCAAGACTATCCAAATAATTCAATAATATTAGGAAATCATTATAGACCAGACTATCTACTATATGAGCAACAACGAGTTTGCGTAATAAATCTTCTGATATACCTTCGTCTCGCATTCTAGCAATAACAAGACTACAAAACTTATACCAGTCAGTTTCTCGTTTTGATATAACATTTACAGAAAATGCTGTGTCGTAATTATTACTCATCTTTCTAATCAAGTCTATTCCCTCTACAGGACTGGCCTTTTTCTCTGCTAAATCTCCCTTTTCGGTTTCCCTAGCAGCCACCTCAATCGTAGTCTCTATAGCTTCTTCTTCTTTCTTAGCGCGAGGTTCTTTCTTTTCGGCTTCCTTAGCCATCAATGTTTGGCTATCAAATATTATCGCATCTCGTTTAAACTCAATTGGCACACGCCTAGCATATATTGACTGGTGTGTGCTTGTTAGTTCTACAGGTTGATACAAGTATAAACGTTCAATATTAACAACACGACCCATACGTCCATACTTATCAGACACCAGTTCACTTGCATCAGTGACTAATTGTTGTAACGCACTATTTATCTGAACTAGTGGATATTCACGAACAATATTAATAGACGAAATCAGTTCATCTTTGTCATAAATATGTTTTTCTTTGAAAAGTTGTCTTATACGCTGTAATATTCTTTCATTGTTTATTTCAATAAATGATTGGTTATATGTGTCCATAGTCATATTCTTCTCATCAATAGACTCTACAGGTCTACATTTATATTCACACGAATTCATATAATCACAAGTGTAACTGAACGGTTTATCACCAACAGTATACTTCACAGATCCACCAGTGGATAATTCTATATCAACTTCCTGATTCATATTCTTAGCAGTAAAGTTCTGTTGCTCTGTATTTAGCAAACAATCAATTGCAATTTCTTTCAAAATACGGTTCACACGCCCAATTTGCACTGCTTTAGTTTCAGCGATTTTATAAACATATAAATCAGCAGCCTCTTCTTCACGATCAGCTAGCTTTGTTCCATGTAGATAAATTTGCACATTGCGTTTGGCAAATGGTAAATTCTTATGACTACAACTTCTAACAGCGCGTCCTATGGTCTGTTCAGCACGATTCATATTATACCACGGTTCCATTATGTGAACCTGGCGAATGTTAGTGAAATCCAGCCCTTGACCACCAGCAGGTGATATAAGAATCACTTTTATTAGCTTACCATCAGCGTTCTCTGGTTTTGTAACTGCTTGTAATTCTTCAACATTGTTTGGTGACAATAATTTATTACCTGTAATCATAATGTATGTTGCTGGCGTAAATGAACTATCAGCTCCTTCATCACGTGCTTTGTATGTGGTAGAATCAATAGGTTTTGTTGGTGGTTTGGCGAACAAGGACTTCATATTTCCA